GCCACGGCTTCGGCAACGGCCTTGACAAGGGGCTCGTCACTTGCAGGTTGCTTGGTCTCCACAAAAGCTGCGGGTGGGGCAACATACGGGCCCACCTGGTTTTCAATGTCGCCTTGGGCACCGTCAAGACGTGATGTGGCTAACTTGGCCAACGCGTCAAGCGTTATGGCAAACCCAGCTGTCTTGAGGGCCTTCCACGCTGCTTGCAGCCGAGACTCAGCAGCGGGCACATGCAGAGCGGCAGCTTCGAAACGCATGTGGTCGAGGGAGTGTTCGCCAGAATTGAGGACCATGTCATTGAGGTCAGAGCTGAACGGCATTTGAGCAGGCAAAGAGTTGATCGCGTGGCTCTTGACTGAATTGGCGGCGCCTAGAAAATAGCCATTGGAGTGCTTGTGGCCATGGCGCGGAGGTGCATAAACCACTTGTTTGGGTCCTCTGCCCTTGGATGACAGATTAACAAAAGCGCTCCACATGCCGTTCACACTATAGCCTACTTGCTTGGTCGGTATGAAATACTGCATCATGGCCAAAGTAGTGGGCTGGAACTCGAAAAACTGGATGGCCTCAACTGTCAACCGCATAGCTTGACTGTTGATCCCGGTTATGCCGATGTAAGGTAAAGTGGTACCTGAAAACATAGCCGTAAGACCTGTAGTGGTGAAACCTTGGATGTCGTTGAAGTCCTGGGGAACCCAACACGCAGTGGCGCACGTATCGGTGGCTTGGCCTTTGACATTGGAGCCGGATTGAAATAGCGTGTTGGGAACGCTACCCGAGATTGTGGTGTCATTGCCAACGGCGGTGACACATCCAGCGAACATGACTGGCGGGGTGATTTGGCCGTAGGCCATGGACACCTTGACGCAACCCGATATGGGGCGCACTGTCCCAACGATGTTTGAAGCAGCGCTTTGGTTGAACCACGAGATCGCGGTTGTGGTGCCTCCAGAGCCAGTGTAAGCCACAGCACCTGCGTTTGCCGTGGTTTGGGTGTACACGTTGAGGGCGGAATTGGAGGTGATGTTGCCAATCGATAAAGTCACCAGCACATCATTGATGGCAGACGCAGCTGCTATGGTGACAGACCTCACTGAGTACTGGCCGAAAATGGCGTTGGGAAAGCCCGACCCGCCGATCGACACTGGTGGGTTGTCGAACGGGTTTTGTTGATGTTTGACAAGGGCGGCAGCTGCACGGGCCGCAAGATGTGCTGCATCGTCAGAAACATCCTGTTTTGGGCGGGCAGCCTTGGGCTTGGTTTTGTGCTTGGATTTGGCACTGGCCGCTCGCTTGGGTGCGGGCTTGGGTGTGACGGCGACTTCAACCTTCGGGGCCGGCGTGGTGCTCCTTTTCTGCTTTTGGGACCCTTTTCTTCTTTGGCGTCCTCGTATATTGAAGTTTACGCGTGCTGAGAGGTCGTCGGTCTCGGTCACTTCGCCGTGGCTCCCGTTGAGCTGGGAGCGGAATCGCAACAACGTCGCGATTATCTGCATGATCATGACCATGTAGACAGCCCACGTGACCCACGTGCAGAAACCGGGCAGCGACAACAGCTGAGTCACCGGCGTGGGCTTGAAAAAGGGGGGCAATGGGGGAGTCACTACGTCGCCCAAAATCAGTTGTTGGGCCAGTGCTTTGGCCTCCTGTTTAGAATGAGCGACAGGACCCCAATAAGGATCTCCGGTGGACGGCGTTATCACGCATCGGAAATCGGGTTGGTGGGAAGGCCCACCAAGATGGTACGGGTCACTAACCTCAGCACGCTTGATTTCGGGTGGTGGTATGGGAGGTTTCGTGACGGTGGTGGCCTGCGGGCGTATTAAGCCTAGCAGGTTGTCAGCCAAAACTTCAACCTTACGTTCTAACACCACAATGCGTTCCAACAAGGCTGCATTTGTTGGGGCTGTTGAGGAGTAAGGATTGAACAAACTCTCCCACGACGTTGTGGGAGGAACCGCCGCATGTGATGTGGTTGATGCGGTGGGTGGGAACGATGGTACTTCTTTGGGTGGTTGAGACATCGGCGATCGTTACTAACAGTCTCGCCCGAACCATGGTTTTGTGCCATACGGCGTAACCCTTCTCGAAATAATGGGTCCATGGCTGGGTATATTGGCAGGCAGCACGAGACATATAATCCCTGTCCTCTCTAAAGGCGCTAACGGCAGTTCGAACGCGACGCCGCGCGGGATTGCTGCATACCTCACTTGAAATGAGCCGTGACCCTGTCGCCGGTGATATACACAAGCTAGGGGTCCGCACCAGAAATATTCAAGGTCATCTGGGCGCTGTTGGGCGTCAACAGCAACGGGATGGTCAACTCGCTTGTTTGGTCCGCAAACGCGGCAAGCGAGAGCACGGGCGTCCTGCCCCGTGGCTCCCTTCGAGCTCGGAAAAGCGGGTGACCAGAAACTGTCTGTCCTAGGCGAACCATTATGGGACGCGACAGGTGGTCATCCGCACCCTTCTTCAGCGTCGGGTTTTCGACGCTGTCCCTTCCAAAAACCGCAATGGCAAAACGAAAG